TTAGTTTATGCTCGTTTTGATGATTCGTCTAGAGATTTTCCAATCGATACAAAATTTGCTCAGGTTGGAATTTTAAAAAATCCAGTATCTTATGGATCTACTTCATTATTTACTGATAATCAGTTTTCATCTTTGTATTCTGTTAAATTAAATTCATCATCAATTACTGGAGCGGTTTCTGTTGGCGATAAAATTTTCCAAACTGTTACTGGTGGTACTGGGGGAGTTATTGGAACCGCAGTTGGATATGTTGCTTCTTATGACACAGAAACTAAAGTTCTTAAATATTTTGTAGATAGATCTTTATATTTTAATCAATCAAAACAAGATCAAACAGATTATAAAGAAGTATCTAGTTCTGCAAAAGTTCTTTCTTTTGAAGCATCTACACAACCAATCACTACCACCGCTGGATTTTCTGCTGCTGTTGATACTACATTTACTGGCATCACTACTAGTTTGAGTACCGGTAAAATTGTAAATCTTGGAACGCAATTTACCACTGGTCTCTCAAATCCTGAGATAAATAAAACATCGGGAGACATTATTTACATTGATAATAGACCTTTAGTATCTAGAAACTCCAGACAAAAAGAAGACATTAAAATTATCCTGGAATTTTAAAAAATGGCTCAAAAAACTAATCTAAATGTTAGTCCATATTATGACGATTTTGATTCGCTTAGGGACTTTTATAAAGTTTTATTTAATCCAGGAAGACCAGTTCAAGCTAGAGAACTGACAACTTTACAGTCGATACTTCAAAATCAGATTGAAAATTTTGGAAGTAATCTTTTTAAAGATGGGTCAGTAGTAGTACCGGGTAATATTGTATATGATGGAGAATTTTATGCAGTTAAGTTAAATTCTTCTCTTTATGGAACTGATATATCTCTTTATCTAGATAAATTAATTGGTAAAAAAATAATAGGTCAATCTTCTGGAGTAAGTGCAACTGTACAGTATATCTTATATCCTTCCGAAAATACAAATATAGAGTATACGACGATTTATGTAAAATATTCTGATTCTGATAATGATTTTAAAGTTAGTACATTTTCTGATGGAGAACTATTAGAATGTACTGAAAATATTGTATATGGATCAACAACAATTAATACTGGAACTGCATTTGCTTCTTTAATATCTTCTGATGCAAATTCTATTGGATCTGCAGCTTCAATTGGAGATGGTATTTACTTCATCAGAGGGTTTTTTGCAAGAGTTGCAAAACAAACTATTATTCTTGATGAGTATACTAATACACCATCTTATAGAGTAGGTCTAAGAATTTTTGAAAGAATTATAACAGCAAAAGACGATTCTACACTATATGATAATGCTAAGGGATTTTCAAACTATGCTGCTCCTGGTGCAGATAGATTAAAAATCGAACTTATTCTTATTAAAAAAGATCTTGATGATATTAATGATACTGACTTTGTAGAATTATTAAGAGTTGAAAATGGTGCCATTAAAAAAATCCAAACTAAAACCAGTTACAATGTAATTAGAGATTATCTGGCACAAAGAACTTATGATGAGTCTGGTGATTATTCAGTAACACCTTTTACACTCACAGTTAATAACTCTCTGAATAATAGACTCGGTAATGATGGGGTATATTTTAGTGATGAAAAGACAGAACAAGGAAATACACCATCAGATGATTTGATGTGTGTTAAGGTTTCTCCAGGAAAATCTTATGTAAGAGGATACGATATAGAGAAAGTTTCTACAACAGTTATTGATGTAGAAAAACCCAGAGATACTGCTGGTATTCCAGCAACGAATGTTACTTTTTCTGTCGGAAATAATTTAAGAATTAATAATGTTACTGGTGCTCCAAGAAATAGAGCAGCTGTAGAACTTTATAATCAGAGAAAAAATTCTACAACAGCAGGTACTGGAACAAAAATAGGCGATGCTAGGATTTATATTTGCAATTTAACAGATGCTGCATATAATAATCCAGCAACAAATTGGGATATTTACTTGTATGATATTCAGACATATACGGAAATTACGTTAAATCAACCAATATCTAGCACAGAATTGCCTGCAACCTCTTTAATTAGGGGTAGAAGTAGTGGTGCTCGTGGATACGCTGTTAATGCTGGCGGTAATTCATCGGTTATTTCTCTTCGCCAAACAGCAGGATCTTTTATTGTTGGTGAACAAATTAGTATCAATGGAATTACTAATGTTTCTAGAACAATATCAAGAATAAAAGTATATGCTTCTCAGGACATTCGTTCTTTATTCCAAGCATCTTCAACTGGATTTCCTGTTGCATTCGTATCTGATGTTTTTCTTGATAAATCACCAGCTCCTGGGTTCACTGCATTAGATAAGATTACAATTGACACCGCAGGAAATGTCTCTTGCCCTGGAAGATTTTTTACTGGAATTAAAACCGATTCGATTATTAGATATCAAAGAGTTGGATTAGTAACTGAAACATATAATAGAGTAGTTTCAGTTGGACAATCTGGGACTGGCATGGTTGTAGCTGCAGTTCCAACTGTTATTGGGGTTTGTGATGGTGGATTGCCAACAACATCAACACAAACTAATTTTTCACTGGGTATATCTCAAGTAAGGAATTCTATTGACGGATCTTTATACGTTCCTTTAAATAATACAAATGTAGCCTCTGTAGACTTATCCAATTCTACTTTGGCAATCTCGGATCAAATAACAGGACAAAGCACAAATGCATCTGGTGTAATGACATTTAGCCTAGCTAATGTCAGTTCAGGGATAACCAGTTCCTTTTTCCAGGCATTTGATGAAGAAAGATATACAGTTCATTATTCAGATGGAACCATTGCTACTTTAACTGCAGATAAATTTATTCTTTCAGGAAATACTGTAACAATCAGTGGATTGTTGCCAAACCAAACAAATGTTGTCGTTAATGTATCGCTTTTAAAACAGACAATCAGAAGTAAAGTAAAAACTTATAATAAATCTCAAAGTTTAAATGTAACTCTATCAAAGTATCCTCAGTCTGGTAGCGGAATTAGTACTTCAATTATTGACGGATTAACTTATAATCAATTTTATGGATTGCGTGTTCAAGATGAAGAAATTTCCTTAAATTACCCAGACGTTGCTAATATTGTTGGAGTATTTGAATCACTCGATGAATCTGCACCAGTATTAGATAGGTTTGTTTTTAGTGCCACTGCAAGTGTAGATACTGCTGCTATTATTGGAGAAAATATTATTGGATCTACAAGCAAAGCCATTGCTAGGGTTGTTGGTAAACCAACATCTAACACTTTATCTATTGCGTATTTAAATACGATTAGATTTTTAGTTGGTGAAACTATAACTTTTGAGGAGTCTAATATTGTAACGCCTTTACAATCAATCACCAATGGTAAATATAAAGATATTACTAATAACTTTAGTCTAGATAAGGGGCAAAGAGAACAATATTATGACTACTCAAAATTGGTTAGAAATTCTTCTGCAGCAGAACCAAGTAGACAACTTTTAGTTGTTTTTGATTATTATTCTGTACCATCTGGTGATAATGGTGATTTATTTACTGTAGCAAGTTATCCAGCAAATAGATACGAAAATGATATTCCCGTAATTTCTGATGTTATCAGAGCGACTGATACTTTGGATTTTAGACCAACTCCTGCAGTATTTACAAGTACTTCTGCTTCACCATTTGATTTTTCTCAAAGAACAACTGCTTTTGGATCATCTTCACCAAAATTCATTATAAGCCCAGACGAAATATCTATTGTTGGGTATAGTTATTACTTACCAAGGATTGATAAATTATCTCTTGATAAATTGGGTAATTTAGTATTGACTAAAGGAGTTTCTGCAGAAACTCCTAAAATTCCAGTGAGTCCAGATGAATCAATGGACATTGCAACAATAAGTCTTCCAGCTTATCTGTATAACGCAAAGGGTGTAACGATTACTTATCAAGACAATAAGCGTTACACAATGCGTGATATTGGAAAAATTGAAGATCGTGTAGATAATTTGGAAAAAGTAACATCATTATCTTTACTTGAAGTTGATACTAAAACTTTGCAAGTTCAAGATAGTGATGGATTTAATAGATTCAAAACTGGATTTTTTGTAGATAATTTTAAAAATACTGACTTTATAGATCCAGACTCTGGTATTCAAGTTGATCCAGAAGATCAAGTAATGAGACCAGTTGTTGCAAGAAATAGCCTTAAGAGCCAACTAGCACCATCGGAAAATATTGCAGAAAACACCTTAGATTTATCAGTTGATTTTAATTTATTAGATTCTAATGTTGTCAAAAAATCTAATACTATTACATTAAGATATGACGAGGTTGCTTGGATTAGTCAACCATTAGCAACACAGTTAGAAAATGTAAATCCATTCCATGTTGTAAGTTACACTGGAACAATTAAACTATCACCAGCAAGTGATACTTGGGTAAGAACCATTAATTTGGTCCAAAACTTTACAGTTAGAGGTTTTGTTGCCAACCCTAGAAGAGCAGGTTCAACAGTTGTAACTGGAAATACAAGTGTTAGAGACTTTCTTGGCACAGAAAGTGAAAGATATATGAGATCTAGAAATACTGAATTTTCAATCAGTAACTTAAAACCTCTTACTAGATATTATCAATTCTTTGATGGCAGCAGTGGAGTTGATTTTATTCCAAAATTAATAGAAATTGCCACAGATTCCAGTCTGCAAAATTATGGAGCATCTAATAGTTTCTCTGTTGGAGAAACTGTAGTTGGTTACTATGGGGGACAAAATTTATTCAGAGCAAGAGTATGTTCTGGTGATCATAAATCAGGAGCATTTAATAATCCATCATCCAAGTTTACAATAAATCCTTATTCTAAGACAGAAAAATTACTTTCAACATACAGTTCTTCTTCTAAAGTTCTTAATATTGATACTTTTTCTCTTTCTGAAGAAGCACAAGGTTTTTATTCTGGATATGTCATCACTGGAATGAAATTAGTTGGGCAAACTAGTGGTGCAGTTGCATATGTAAAGGATTTAAGATTGATTAGTGATAATTTTGGAGATTTGATTGGTTCATTCTTCCTTAGAGAACCTAATAGCACTCCACCACCTCCAGTTAGATTTACAACAGGAACTAAGACATACAAAATTACTTCAAGTTCAACAAATAGTGCTGGACTTCCAGGATCAACTTCAATTTCAACAGCAGAAACCACATATAGATCAGAAGGTATTGTAAATACTTTCCTTACAACAAATACTACTTTCTTGACAACATTTTATGATCCTTTGGCACAATCATTCTCTGTTGGTGGAAATATAGAGGCACCAAATGGAACTGTATTAGATGAAGATAGAGAAGGTGCATTTTTAACAGCAGTTGATCTATTTTTTGCCACTAAAGATCCAGATAATGCACCAGTTAGTGTTGAAGTAAGAACTATGGAACTGGGAACACCAACAAGAACAATCGTTGGTAATCCAGTTACATTAAAACCATCCCAAGTTAATACTTCATCTGATGCTTCTGTTCCAACAAAAGTTACTTTTGATTATCCAATTTTCCTTGCACCAGGAAGAGAATATGCAATTGTAATTCTTGCACCACAAAGCATTAATTATGAAATGTGGATTGCAGAGATGGGTAAAAAGACAGTTGGGAATAATGGTGTTGATAACGTCATTTACAGCAGTCAATTTGCTATTGGAAGTCTATTTAAATCACAAAATGGATCTATTTGGACTGCTAATCAATATCAAGATCTTAAATTTAAACTTTACAAAGCTAAATTTACAACCACTCCAAGCACTGTATATTTCTACAACCCAACACTTAATGAAAGTAATGGATATGTT